GGCTAGGGTGTCCTGCTTGAGCATTGCTATCAGTCATGTTTATTGCATTAACATTTCCGCTACTTTCATGATTTGCTATCGTCTCGAGAGGTCCTAAGTATTGCATTGGAACATGAAGCATTGTCATAGCTTGTTTAATTTGAGCAATAACTCCTGCTGTCATTCCCCCACCACCTGAAAAACTTGCGCCTATACCATTAAAGAAATTCTTTATTGAATTAAAATCTCCTGTCATTCCACTTATAATTCCGCTAACATGAGCGCCTATATCTTTAGCTGACAATCCGTTAATTAATCCGGCCGTTACGTTGGACCCTATATCAAACATTACTTTTGACGGGCTATGTAGGTCGAATAAGTTGTGGAACGTGTCTGTGACTGCCTTTACAATAGTTCCTACTGCATTTTTAATATCATTTACTGCACCAGTTATACCAGATATAACTCCACCAATCATTCCTTTGCCCCAACCAATAGCAGTTGTAATAATTCCTTTGAATAAACCTCCAATGATATTGAAAATATCACCTACGATTTTTCCCATACCACCAAATATTGTTTTTGCTACATTACATAAATCAGTCCAAGCACTTTTCCAATTTCCGTTAATCACATCCATTACAAGTTTTATAACATTTTCCACTAAATGAATAGCAGTAGTTACAGTATCTTCAATTAATTTCCATACTGGTCCTATAGTATCTTTTATAATATTCCAGGCTAATGTCCATATTGGCTTTAATATATTTAAAGCAATTTGAATACCACTTAATATTTCCGCCATAACTATTTTTATTGTATTGGATATTAATGGCCAATTTGCTTTTACCCAATCTAATATTTGTTTAAATCCAGCTATCATATAATCAACTGTAGGTTTACAATACAAATTATAATATATTTGAATACAAGCCATAGCTACTTTAAAATAATCCTGTATTTTAGGCCAATTTGTTTTACACCATACTACCAAACTATTAAATATACCAATTACTTGTTTAATAACTCCATCTACAAAAGTTTTAAACCCACCAAAGTTTTTAGTATACGCTACCGTAAATAAAGCGATTGCGGCAATTACAGCTATAACTGGTAATATCATCCCTTCTATAGCTCCAGACACTCCACCAATAACTGGTTTTAATATTCCAAATACCTTTTGAGCGACACCTAACCCACCTACTAATAATCCAATACCAGTAGTAGCTACTAAGACAGTTGCAATAACTTTTCGAGTAGGAGCATCTATATTAGCTAAATATCCTGAAACTTTTCCAAGTGCAGAACCAACCTGAGTTAGATTCGGCAATAAGAGTTGACCAATACTTGTTGTAAAATCAGAAAAATTTCTTTTTATATCAGTTATTATTCCTGGTAATGTTGCCATCTTACCTTCTGCTAATCCTTTATAACTAGCATTAAGTCTTTGGTTTACTGTATCCATACTTATTCCGTTTTTAACTTCTTCTTTTGTTACAATACCTAACTTTTCAAGCCCCATCCAACGACCATTTTCAGCATTAGCAATTAAATCTGCTGAGTCTTTAAGACTTATATTCTTTGCAGCAGCTAATTCTGTTATTCCTGAACTGTCTTTCATTGCTTCACTTAAACTAACATGTCTCGTAATTAAATCATCAAGAGCTGCCTTAGCGTCACCTTTTGAGTAAGTACTCATTGCTTCTATACCAGATGTAAATTTATCAATACCAGCTTTGGCTTGACCTGCTGTGTCACCTTGATTTTTTAACTTAATAGTTAGGGCATCTGTCGAAGCTTGCGCATTTTCAGCGCTAGTTACAGCACTTGCTAAGTATCCTGCAGCAATAATACCTACTGCTCCCATAGCATCTCTTACTTCTGCCATTGAAGCTTTTACCTTATCTTTCATCTGATCTAACGATTGAGATATTGGAGATACGTCACCTTGAAGTGGGATTTTTAAAGCTAAATCTTCTGCCATTTTTATTCACCTGCCTTTATTTTTAGGCAATAAAAAAGATCACCTATATTACAGATAATCTTTTTATACTTATATTTTATTTTTTATAATCCCATAGCATCATATTTCTTTGTAATTATTTTTTTATCTTTTTTAAATTCATAAATCTTAAGATCTAAATAAAAGAAAATGTCCATACTATCTATATCATTTAAAGTCATGAACGGTTCTCTGTATGTTTGTTCACCATCATTTTTATATGTCCATAAAAGATTATTGTATAATTCATAAATAAAGTTCATAGGAGAAAACTTTTCTTTGTCTTCTCCCTCTATGCGTTTTTTGCTGTTCCTGTTTTGGGTTCTGATACTTCTAGCAATTTAGATTTATTTACCAATTTGCCCATTACACCTTGCACACATTCAACAAAAGTATCTGTGATTTTATCAGATGCTATTCCGTCGTAAAACTCGTCTCTAGTAAATTGTTTTCCAAATAAATTTACAAGGTAATCTACCATGCTATCCAAAGTTGTGCCATTTGTTTTTTTTCCTTCTAATTCCTCGTTCATTTCCATTGTTTCTCTTAATCTTCTACCAGAAATAAACCCAGGTTTAAATGTTCTTTCTTTTCCATCTATAATTAATTTAATTATCATTTTAATAATCAATTCCTTTCAAAATTAAAATAAGAGAGGGAAATCCCCTCTTTTACGCTGTTGTGAATGATTTTGTTATTGGTATGATATGGTTTCCTGACAAATCTTGCACGTCTGCATCGACCATAGCAAAGTATTTGCTTGCTGCACTCAATGCTACTGATGGTGTTAATGTTACTGTTTTAGTAGTATCATTGTAAACTACTGTAGCCCCCACAATTGAACCATCACTATCTTTAATCAAATAGAAGTTTTGAGGTGTTGCACATGAAGGAAGAATACTTTTTGACATTACCCATTGGAAAGTCGTTCCGACTGCTACGGCCGTCGCTAGCGTTGCCGGAATTGTGGTTGTAATTGTTGGTGCTATAATATCACTTACACCATCAACCGAAGTAAAGAATGTTGAACTAACGTCTATATATCCCGGCGCTTCATCGTCGACAATCTTTTTCCAGTTGCCATCAGATACACGATTGAAAAATACACCATTGATTGTTTCATCAGCAGGTTTAACCCCTGCATCAGCAGTTGCACCGGCTTCGTCCGCATCAGTAAATAGGCATTTAAGAACTTTAACATATCTAAATGTTTTATCAGCCTTTGTTCTTCTATAGAAAATACAAATGTAAGGTGCTATATCATCTTTATTATAAATTATTCCACCTTTACCATCTAATTGATGACCAAAAATATCAGCTTGAACTGCAAGTGATAAAGCATTTCCTTGCAATACAATTTTACCACCGGTCGTAACCTGTGCCATTTCTGTCATAACTCCATCAGAATAATATGGTACTTGAGATGTAGTTGGCTGTACGTCAATTTTTGCCGCCCCCGTCATTGGTTTTGGTATCATATAAGCTGGAATTCCACTTGTTGCCGTATCTAGTCCGGTCTGAACAGCGTAGTATAATTTGTCAATATTTGTAAAGTTACTCGCAAATAGTTGTAAATTCATTTTAATTTTACATTTCAAATTAATCGACCTCCTCATAAATTTTTTTATATCTCCCTTGATAGTGGTATACAAAAGTATCTGTTTCATACAAACCTACAATTGGATTAGAACGTATAAATCCAGCCACCCTCATTGCACTATCCATTTCTGCATGTATTTTAATTAAATTTCCGTTCATATCTTCTTTTTCCCATACATCAACGGTTGTTTCTACTCTGTCCATACCACTTTTACCATCGGCAAAATCATCCGCTTCATGGTTACTATCCCAATAACTTATAATAGGAAAAGTCGCAAATGATTTTGGATACTGGAATTCTGTATTGCCAACTGCACTTAAAACGATATTAACTTCATCATTATTATCTATCAATCATTTCACCACCTCTTTAAGATAAGTCTCTAAAATAGTTTTAATTTGTGGTAAATTATTAAATACAGAATTTGATAACACTGGTCTACCCTGCCTACCCGTTGAGTCTCCGTACTCAATCATTTGAGCGTAAGGAGCGGTATTATATATAACTGCCGTATGAGGCGCATAATCCATGCCGTAGCCCATAGCGGCCTTATATAAACCAGTACGTTTCCATAATGGATTACCACTTGGGCCCATTGGAACTGAAGTGTTATAAATCATATTCATTGCATTTTTCAAAGCTTCACCATTACAATAAATAGCCGCTTTTAAAAGTCCTCTATCAAAAGAATTATTTATTTCTTCTTTTTTTAAATCAACTCTATGTGACCATTCAGCAAGAATTAAATCATAGTCAACATTCAATTAAACCACCAACTCACAGAATATTTCCATGTGTCTTGAATAAGGCAATATTGCATTTATAATGTATTGCTTATTATTAAAACCTAATCTATAAGTTACATTAAATTGCATTGGGTCCGTGTCTGGCAAACGATATCTAGCCATTAAAGCGCTATCATGAGAATATAAGACATTACTTGTTTTATCTGTCACGCCAAAAATATTATATTTTGCGCCATATTTAATTGGCTGAAAACTATCAGTAGTAGTTGAATCAATATTGTAAGTAATAATAGGTCTGCCTATGCTGTCCTTTGTGCCAATAACAGATATAAGAACATTGAGAGTATCTTTTTTCATAGTGACACACGGGAATATCTATCAAGTATACCGGAAATACTGAGTGGCATTTCTGAGTTAATATCTTTCCCAATATATACTTCATGAACTCCACCCTCACTAGAAGATACCAGTCCTACTCTGTCCTCAGTACTGTCTTTATACTCAAGCGCAACAAGTTTAATTGCGGCTAAACTTAAATCAGCGGGAATTTTTTCAAAACCTGCGGTATAACTTATTTCAACATAGCTCTGTTCATTATTTACATATTTTAATTTGTCTCCCATGGTCACATACATATAATCTAACAATTCAACATAACCTGGGAATACTCTATAGTTACTCATTTCATTTATATCCGGAGAGGTATTTATAATACTTCCATCAAGTCTTACTATATTTTGTACTGATATAATAGGAGTCTGATATGGAAATATTTTATGATTAATATTATGTTGTTCACTTGAATAGATACTAATATCAAAATGTCTATGACAATAATTTTCTACAGTCGTCTGAATACTTGGTATTAATAAATTAATCAATATATCATGTGTGTCATCAGTTAATGCTATGCCTAGATAACTTTTTACATCTTTTAATGTTGTTAATGGCATTTATACCACCTACTTTTTTAACTTTGAAAGGTTTGTATCTTCTAATTGAATTTCGATTCCGTATTGTGCTGCTATAACTCTATCTGCAACTGCAACTTCAAAACTTGCGCAGTCATCAATTTTATAACCATCTAAAGGTTTAATAAATTTAACTACTTTTAATACTTCTGTTGCCATAATAATTCCTCCTTAAAATTCAAATTGTGCTTTACCTTTTTTTATTAATTTTTCAGCAACTTCATCATCCATTGCCATTACTTCACCAGCTCGTAAATCAACCATTGTTCCAATTTCACTTTTAGGTATGTGTACTAATATTTTAATTTTCATATTAGCTCCTTTTAAAATTAATAAAGGCTATAAGAATAAACTCATAGCCTTTATAGTATTTATTATTTCAAGAAACCTGTAAGAAGTGCAAATGCTTGACCAATACTGGCCTTGCCGTCTATGCGTTCCCACATTTTTACCAAAACTTCATGATTTTTGAAAGCCTGATCTGATTGAGTATTTAATTCTGAGCCCATTTCCATTTTATCAAACAAATAGAAATACTCTAAGTTTCCAAATACCATTTCAGAGCATGTAGCTTTTGCATTTACAGTTAAGTTCTCAGGGAATAAAGCAGAAAATTCCTGTACAGGATACCCATTGAATGTAGCAGGCTTTCCAGCAAGCATATCTCCATTAACCCATAAATATCGACCTTGAAGATCTTTGAATAACTTAGCTTGTCTTACAGCGCCAGTGTTCATATAATAAACGCCACCATCTCTCCAGTTTACATCAATAGAAAAAGGCAAAGCAACCATATCATCACATGCAAGAACATTAGTAGTTGCTGCATTAATACTTGGAACTATATTCAAGTTAAGAGCATTAATAATTCCTTGAGGTTGTAATGTTCCAGTACCAACCATAATTGCAAGGTTTTCAGCTTTAACAAATGCTTTCGCATACTGTTTTGTAAGATATTCATAAAGAGAAACTGGAGTATCTTCCATAAGGTCACGTGCAAGTGCTGTATATCCATCTAATCTGATTACACTATAAGTAAGAGAAGTAAATGTTGGTGCTGTTGGAGTAAGTGGGTTTGTATCTGAGTTCTCCCATGTTAAATTAACACCGGTAACTCCGATAGGCCATGTTCCATTCCTAAATGCAACTGGAACTATTGTACATTTATTTCTAAGTGCTATTGGATCCGCTTTAACTCTATCTATAATATCAGTGTGAAATTCAGTAGGAAGTAATTCAAGTCCTGATCCTGCAGTTCCACCACTTAAATCTTTTGCAAGTCCACCGCAATATTTTGCAATCTCAGCTCTGTTATTATCCATCTTAGCCATGAAGTACTTACAAGTCTTTTCTTCTTTTGTCATATCACCTGAAGTTTTTTCACTAAATTTAATTTTTCTTAATACCTCAGTAAATCCTTTTTCTTTTAGTATTGCCTCAGTTGTTCCAGATACTACAGTTGCTAATTCTTTGTCAGTTAATCTTGGCATATTATATCTCCTTTATAATCTTATTTTTATTTAAATTTCCAAATGAATTTATTTGTAGTTTTCCTTTTACCCGTACAACATCTTGATATTAAGTACTGCTTAATCCCCAATTCATTTTCAATATCAGTAGCTGAATTCCAATCTTTAATAAAGTCACCTTGCTTATTAAATTGCGATATAGGTTTTCTTAGTGAACTTTCTTTTTTACGAGTACTAATAGGTAAGTTTCTGTGCAAATTAACATGTTCATCATGAGTACACCAAAGTAAGTTACTCGCGCTATTATCATGAGGATTACAATTTATATGATGAACTATTGGTTTGCATAAGGGATTACTAACAAATACCAAAGCAACTAATCTATGGATTGACTCAAAAACACGTTTTCCATTTTGGCTATAGATATTAACACCAATACGGTTATTGCCCTTGAGATAAGATTTTATAATTCTTTGCTGTCTTACACTCCACAATCTACCTTGATTACTTATCTGATACATGTCATTATTTTTTAAGTTCATCCAAACTTCATTTACGTTCTCCAACGCATAACACCTCTTTTATTTTTCTGTGCCTTTTATTAATTTTTCTACTTTATCAGAAACCATTTTTTGTATTTCTTCTTCTGAATAATCTTTTGCTGTATCACCTTCATCACCATCACCATCAGTTTCCTGAGTATTAGGTGCAGCAACTAAAGCTTTTAAATCTTTTACATGTGCTGATATTCCATCACACGCTTTTGTTACAGCTTCAATTGTTGCTTTACTATGAGTAGTGCCAGCTTTTACTTCAACCGATTCTTTAAGGTCCTTAATTTGTGTATTAAGCCCCTCAATTTCTTTAACCTTTGCTGCTAATTCCTCAGCGTGTTTTGTTTCGAGTGGTTTAACAGTATCTTCCACCGTTTTTGATATTAAAGCTTTAACTTCTTCAATTTTCATATTTTCTACCTCCACTTCATTTTTTTTGATTTCTTCATATAAACCTTTTGATATTTTTCCATCTTTATAGGCCCTTTGAACTGCGTTTGGATTACAAGGTACCGTTACAAGTGATAGTTCAAGTAGTTCCCAACTTGTAAAATCATACCCACCCTTTTCATTAGGTTTGTATTCTAAAGGAATAAATCCTATTGAACTTGCATTCATGTATTTATTTGAATATAAGTAAAACCACTCTTTACCATTGTCAGTTTCGGCAAATTGTATTTTAAATATCATTTGCGGGCCAACTGTTTTAACATCTAAAGCTCTACCTATAACGGTTGGCTTTTCTGCATATCCATAATTATGATTGGCTAATATAACTGCGTTCTTCAAATAATTAGAAAGTACAGCTCCACTCATAAGCATTTTGTCACCTGCGCGGTCATAACTTTCATCACTGCCTATCATTTCAATTATTCTATTTGCTTGGTCCAATACTTTAGTTTTAAAATTAAACTGCTTTAGCTGTTTCTCCAAGTTCTCACCTCCTTAAGCTAATTATTTATATAAAAAAAGAACCTATATAATAAGTTCATTAATTAACATTAACTATTTTTTAATTATTTTATTCCGCCAACTGCTGTTTGAAGTAAAAATCCTAAGAGCATCCAAATCTTATCTTTTATTTTACCCAAACAAACTTCTCCACCAATCTTTTCAGAATAATTTTCTTTATCTACACATGCTGAAGCTTCAATTATTTCAAATCCGTTTACAAGAACTGCTCTTACCAAAGTAGTTTTATCTCCAATAGTGGAAACATTAACATCTTTAATAAATCTATCAACCATTTCTAAGGATATTGAAACATCAGTTTTTAGTTTAGGATTAGCTGATACTTTTAAGTGGGTTTTATCAAATTCTTCCTTAGGGACCCATGATACATACGCATTTGAATGTCTTACAAGATAACCTTCTCTTAATGGATTTTCATCTTTAGGTATTTGCCAACCTCTGTATTCATTGTAAGTTATTAAATTCATTTCCCCTGCTTCGTCTAAATTTGTTCCTATATATTTATTCATTAATATACTTCCTTTCTAATTAACATTAACTATTGGCATCATACAGCATTCACAACCACAACTTTCATCTGCAGGTAAGCTACCATCACCAGGACAATCACAATCATATCCACCTACATTAAATTGCTCAGTTACTTTAATTGAATTATCCTCTGAGTAATCTTCTGAAGCTTGCATATGTGATTCTCTTGTATTGTTATAAGTTGCAAGCCATGCCTTACCGTCTATTAAATCTGCATTTTGTTTATACCCTTCACTAGTTGCTTGATTAAGTGAACTCAATACCTCAGTTTGTGAAATCAAAGTACACCTTGCTTTATTAAACTGCGAAAAGTCTTCAGCCCCAATAAGTTTGGCAATATTTTTAATTGTAAATTCATTGTCTTCACTTGAGTAAGCATCATCGATTACATCTTTAATTCTCTGCTTAGTATCCGCATTCACCTGAGTAATTTTAGATACTTTACTTTGAATTCTAACTTTTACTTTAGGATCTTTAATATTAAATTTCATTCCAATATCTTTATGAATATATTCTCCAATACCTTTAAATTCCTGAACTACATTTTGACCACCAGTATTGAAACATTTTATATATAAATCTATTGTCTTATTTTGCAGTTCCTTATTCCATTTTTTAAGATCCACTGGATCCTTACTACCATCCAATATCTTTTGTACTACTTCTTTTTGCATTGATTTTAAATAGTCTTTCATTGTATTATTAAAATCATTTTGTAAAGGCTCGGACATTTTTAAAAAGTTGTCATGCCTGGTAGTATTATTTTTTTTAATCTGTCTAATTATTTTCTTTTTCACTGTATTACTAAATACTTTTTTTTTAATACTTTTAGTAGGCGGAACATCTTCTTCCGGTTTAACTGGTGCCGATATCATTGGTAATGCTGTTCCCAAAGGTTGCAAATTAACTGCTTGATATATTACATCTCCACCTTCAATATGTGGTAGGTTCCATCCCATAAGCTTATTAAGTACATCTCTACCCTCGTTCTTAGTTAATGTTTTATCTACCTGAGTATCAAGCACAGATTTAACAAAATCTTTATTCTTTGGTACTGGATCAGTAAATTTAAGTTCAAGTATTTCATTGAACATTGGAACAAATTCATTATTTAATATATCACCGAATAAATGCAATATAGGTTTAATTGTATGCATTGCAAATGTATATTCAGCAGCTTCAGCAGTGGACCTATTAACATCATCGGTTATACCAACTATACTTTTAGGTACTCCAAATGCTCCAAGTATTCCATCTCTTGTATTGTCTTTTAAGTTTGATATATCAAGGTCTTTCAAGTTCATAGCAATAGGGGTAAATGTTACACTTCCACCTTTAGTAAATAACAATTCATTACTATTTTCTACGCCTCTATGCTTGTCTTTATATTGTTCTACTGCACGATCATATTCAGTCTCTTCCATGTCAGGGAAGTTAACTATTCCACCTGGCTTTGCATCATTATAGAAAAAGTTCTTAATATAAGTTGATGTATACTTATCAATTTCTAAATTATTTGCAGCCGCTTGCGCAGGTCCTTTTCCTGAATAAGGATTTAATAAATCCGGTAAGTTGAAAAATATAACTTCATCTACATCCAAAGGTATTTGTTCTGCTCCTGCTTTATATATATAACCTTTAATAAAATTCTTCTTATCAGGTACTACCCATATATCAAGAGGATTTAAACACCATATTTCTTTTGGTCTTCCTAGCTTATCTTTCGCAATATACCAAAAGCACCTACCTGTTAATTCTAAGTATGCTGAGGTCTTCCATAGCAATTGATATTGTGACATAAATCTATTAGGATGTTTAAGTACATTCAATGCTAAACTATTCTCCTGTACTACCTCACCTTTAAATGCTTTCCATTCACTTGAACCAACGTTCTGACTTATACGATTGACTGCAGCAAATAGCCATCCGAGTTGTCCATAACTTCTTAAGAAATCTGTTACATTCATATCTGGTGCAATCAAACTCTGTTGACTATAATAGCCATCAAACATTTTTTTCTTAGCTGCAACAACTACTTTTGCAACTGTCTTTCTGAAATTAAATAGTCCCAATATTTCTCACCACCTTTTAAGCAAAATAAAAACACTCATTAAATAGTGAGTGCTTATTGTTATTTAAATGATTTTTCTTCAATGTACATCAATTCTAAAAGTATAGCCCATAACATATCAAATATTGCATAATCTACTTTATTAAAAAATAAACTTACTAAAGCAACAATAGCAAATAAAACCATCATTATTTTATAAAAATACTTCATGTGCTGGCCCCTTTCCTATACCCAATTCATTTTAAATGGTACCATGCTTTTAATATCACATACTCTATTGGAAAATTCTGCTGTAATATCTGGAGCCTCATCATGCTCGCTAAAGTTCTGACCGGCAAAATCCATAATCTGATTCATAAAATCTATATCATCAGCATTGAATATTAACCGACCATTGTTTATGTCTGAAACTATAGTATCAATTTTCTCATCTTTATTTTTATGTTGCATCTCATTTATAAATTCAAATTTCCTATATCGTAAATCATGCTCAAGTGCAATAAGTTCTTTGAGTTTATTTACATCAGCACCACTGTAAGTATTTTTTTCAATATAAATATGAGTTATATCTTTATACTCAATCAATAATTTAATTGCAGTTGACATATATCCCTCAAATTCAAGCTTTAATATTTTGCCTTTGCGTATATACTTGAAGCCATTACTGGCAAGTGATCCAACTAAGAAGCCAAAGAAATCTTCTGTCTTTTTAACTTTGTTATCGGTACCCGCCGGATCCATACATAGCATTGTTTTAACAAATGTATGTTCTTCAATATCCTTGACAGGCTGAGTCCTAATTGATTTGAACTTTTTAATACCAATTTTGCTGGCATCATTCTGCAATTCCTGCTTAAAAGAAATCTCATCATTATAAAAATCTATTGCCAAATCATCGCAATGCCATTTATCAGGCCAACTAACAGGATACTTCATTTCATCCTCATGATTAAGGTAAAACTCTTTTGCCGCTGCCTTAGAGTTCTCATATATATCACTGAAATAAATATTTTTAAATTGTTTCCATAATCCAGTAGTATATAAATCATCTATATTTTCTACCAATACAGCTTTTCTAATAATACAACTATATTCTTTATTTGCTAATATCCTACTCATAAAGCAATCTCGATGGAGTATGGTTCCCAATACAATAAATTTAGTTGCCATCTTTATTTTTTTACCATCACGATATACTGCTTCATCACCTGCAAACTTCGCATCATCCATCCATGTTCTGTATTTCTTCTCACGACTTTCTTCAGTTATGATGTCACTCTTGCCTTGATAATCGTCAGCAATTATACAAAACGGTCTGTTATTTCCATACTTTTTACCTCGAATAGAACTGTTAGAAGATATTGCCTGTATCTTTGTATGATTAGTAAGTTCCAATTCTAACTTATTTACTGTGCAATGTTTAGTATCAATTAATTTTCCAAATGCTTGAATTATATATTGATTTTCTTCAAACGCTTGCCTCGTTGTTGATATGAAATCAGTGGCATCCTGCTCAGTCTTTCCACATACTAATGTGTAAGGTGATATCTCATAAGCATGAAGCCATGTAGATATAGCAAAATCAAGTATAGTAGTCTTGGCCGAACCTCTTGGCTCTGCTGCAGCAAACTTATCATACTTGTCTTTTATAAATATATCCTCTGCATATTGCCATAACTCATAATGCATTGGCGCAAGTTTCCTCGCTTGATTACCAGGCTTAGGCGTAAACGTATTTTGAAGAAAGTATTTACAAAAATACTCTATTGACCTTTTGCCTACTGACCACGCAAGCCCTCGATAACTAAAGAGACTATCTTTGTTATTGTTCATTAATTCCTTTGCTCTTGCAGGTCCATACATTTTCTTTAGGTATTGGTATAAGAGTTTCCTATTTTGCTTTCCTTCATCGTAATCCATTTAATCACCTGCCTATCCTAATTGCCTTTATTTCTTGAGAGTAGAAAAATATTATAAAAAATTGTGTTGCCCGTCAATTATTTGAAAACTAAAAATTATTTTGCGGGGATTTTTAAATATCGCATCGTGGTAATATAAGCAGATGCGTACATTATAAGTTGCGACTATTGTAATTGAGAATATAACCTGAATGAAACAAAATAGTAATAATGTTTCATTCACATTGAGTCTATTGGCTACTTGTAGCGTTTATAATTCATTTAAAGTCCAATATACATTAAAACAATAGATATATACATTGATTATACATAACTATTATTCGTCTTTATCTATCTCTTTAATCTCATCATTCAATACATCAACGTTAACTATATCTTTAGTATCATTGCTATCTATCTCTATCTTAGTTGATACCTTGCCTAAGGATCTATCTACTAAGTACATCAAGCATTGCGCTGCTGTCCGTTTGTCTGAGGTATTAACTGCTAACTTATGAATACATTCAAGGTATGTATGCACATTAGAGACTACATAAGCATTACTCTGGGTTACAATACCTCGCCTGCGCTTGTCTATGTCAGCCTTTATTTCTTCCAATTCCAACCAATTATAAACAGTCTGTCTGGATATTCCTGTTACCTTAGCAATATCAGTAGGTCCTTCACCTTCCATAGTCAGCACTATAACTCTCTCTTTACGTTCATCTATCATCTATCTGCACCTCCTATCTACTTTACATATATACATTATTTTACACATTTAAAAAGAGCACCTAAACTAATAGAATGCTCTTACAAAGGGGAAATAATTAATCTTCTATGTTACTATA